AGCGCGCCACAATTGGAGACATGACCGCACTCATGAGCAATGATGGCAAGGGCTTGCTGGAATGCATCACCACGAAGGTCATTGTCAAGAATGCCCTCGATAAAAGCCGCATTAAGAACAATATGACTTTTTACCGTTCCGTTGCGCAAAACCATTGGCGTCATTGCAACACCAACAACTTCCCCCGATGAAGGTTGCAACTTAGTATCGGTTTCAATGCCGCGATCCAAGGAAAGAAGAGCATTTTCGTAAAAATAACTTATGGTGACACCATCAAGATAGCTAAGATCAATGAACTTAGATAATGCTCTTATAATTTCTCCAACATTATCCCCAACCTTTCTTGCATCTTCCTCCTTGTTATAACCAGAAATGCTCAGGTTAAATGGACCAAGCTCTTCCCACCCATTGCGTTCCATGACAACCTCCATAAATATATGACTTCGCCATCATATCTAAGGGGTAGGTAAATCGCTACCGTCCTTTATTGAAGTTGTAGATTATGCCACCAGGCTTAAGTTGCTTCTGTATTACTTGCAACGCAGCGTTCTGCATTTCATTAGCAAGTGCGCGCCCCATAGCATCTCCAGAACTGGATGTTTGGGTTGTTACGGAACCACCAGCATCGACGTTAACCGTGGTGTTGATAACTGGGGCCATACTGCCTCCGCCTTGGGCACGTACACCCAACCGCCCGGCAGAATCCCGAGTTAGCGGCATGATAGCTTCTTCACCAGCCTCTGCGAAAACACCGCCTTTCGCAAACTTCGATGCGCCCTGGAAGGTGAAATACTGAGGCGTATCGTAAACACCGTTAACATATTTACTGAGACCTGGGGAATCATAGACGCCACCTTTAGCGTTGAAGGTTACCCCAGCAGCGGCGTTTGCATATGCACCACCAGGCGTACTGCCATCACCACTGCCACCGCTTATCCAGCCCATCGCAGCCTGCACCGCATAGGCAACCATCAGTCGGTTTGTCACCTCGATAATCATCTTAAGCATCGATTTGCCGAATTCTTTTATTGAGGCTTTTCCCGTCGTCATTAGGCTGGTTAGCATGTCAGATAGGCCTGTCAGCGTGGAGCTAGCCACGTTCTTCACTGCGTCATAGGTGTTGGTAGCGGCATCCAGATATTCATTCCATCCAGCAACAGCCCCAGCTTTCCAATCGCCGCGCAGCTTATCCTCTTCAGCGTAATAATTTCTGAGGGCTGCCAGTTCTTTCTCATAGCCAGCATCATCAAGCTTACCACCACCGTTGAGCCAGCCTTGGCGGAGTTGAGCCTCTTCCATCATGCGCTGGCTCTGACGACTGCTTAGGCCAGCACTGCCACGCAACGCTTCTGTCTTTTCCGACATCTGCGTGACGTATTTATTCGCCTGCTGCGCCAGGCCGTTAATCTTCTGCTGCGCCTCTACTTCCTTGTTCTTCTGATCCACCACCTTGGCGGCGTTGAGGATGGCCTCACGGTTCGATAGAAGAGATTTCTCCTGTGCAGTCAGCGCGCGGGTCTTGGCAGACTCATCCAATTCAGCAAACCGTGATTGCTGTTTGCTGAACTCGGTATTTTTAGCGTGCAGATCGCCGGTCTGGCGTAGGGTTTCGAGCGTTTCCGTAAGGGTCCTGGCCTGGGCGCGGTAGTTTTCCAGTGTGCGATCGCCTGCATCCAGCGTGGCTTTTGCCTCTTTGGTCTTTTTGGCTGAGTCTTGTGCAAGCTTAGAGACTGCGTCTCTCGATTCTCGACTTGTTCCGCCATCGCCTTTTACGTTGGCTCCTCGCGCTTCAGCCTCATAGTTTGCCTGTGCGTTAGGCGCAGTGACGCGCTTCCAAAGCTCGTTATAGCGTTTTTTGTTCGCCTCAATCTCTTTGTCCGCTTCCGCTCCAGCCTTTTTCATTGCCTCAACGTCCATGCCGAGGAAATTAGCCAGCGCACCGCCACCCGGGATTTTGTCTGCCCAGCCAGCGATGGTGCTGGTGAACTTGGCGTCCAGAGAGGTGATATTGAGGAACAAGTCTTTGATCGAGGACTTAACCAGTTCGAAGATATCGATGATCTGGTTTCCCCAAGCGCGCACGGTAACACCTATCTCACCAAAGGTGTCAGAAGCGCTCTTCTTCAGGCTTTCCCACGTTCGACCAATATTATCGGTCGCGTTGTTAGTCTCCTCTGCGCGTTTTGCCATGACGCCAGCAAACAAGTTAATGGCTTCAGTAACAGCCGCCTGCTCACCCTTCTGCTTACGAAGCTGGATGATGTGCTTAATCATGGACTCATCAACGAAACCATATTGCTCATTGAGGCTGGCCAGCCCTTTAACCGGGTCGCTGACAATCTTGCCGAAGTCGGACATTGCCGTTTTGGTATCGTTTCCGGCCTTACCCATGAGGGTGATGGCCGTTGCGATCTGCTTCATCTGGCTTGCGGTATATTTGCCAGTATCGTTCAACGTAACCAGCGTATCGACGGTGGATCTAATCGATGTATTCGTCTTGCCAGCCACTTCCTCAGCGGCCTGGTTGAGCTGCTGCATTGAGGAGAAGCCAGCCCCACCCATCATGATGACAGAGCGTGCCACCTGCTCAAATTGCTCCGAGGAGTTATTCGCTGCGGCAGCCAGCAGGCCGATCGTGCCAATCAGCCCACCAAGTGCGATTGTGGTAGGGTTAATCATCCCAGCCATGCTGCGGATGTATTCGCCGACGCCGGACAGCGCCCCCTGAACCGAGCCGAACTGGTCTTTAATCTGCCCGCCCTGTTGCAGCAGGATCAGGAACGGCGACTGACCACCAGCCAGCTGCGTGGCGATATCGGTAAATTGCGCCGGAAGCGTGCGCATTGCTGCGCTGTACTGACCAACGGAGATTCCAGCGCGCCGGGCAGCAGCTTCCTGCCGGGATAGCGCTTCTGGTAGTACGTCTGCGACACCAGAGAGGCGCTCACGCGTCTGGTTAAGGATTGTGTTGAAGTGCTCGAACTGAGCACCGTTAATGCGCCCCGCTTCGAAATGTGCCACCAGCTGTGCGTGCTGTTCATCCAATGAATTGAACGCGCGGATAGTCGGGTCGATGGATCCAAGAAGGTTCTTTAACGCTGCGGACTGCTTCTCTGCCGCCTGGGTAGCGACTAATTCGGCCTGAGCACGCGCCGCGGCTTCTCCGGTGTCGGTCAGCTTAAGGCGGGTGTCATCCAGGATTTTGTTGTAAGCCTGAAAGGTATCGGTATCCAGGAAACCTTTGGCCTGGAATTTCCGCAGCGATTCTTGCTGCTCATCCAGGCGGTTTAAGGCCTTGGTAACCGGGTCGATATTCTCCAGCAGCCCTTTGAGCGCGTTCTGCTGCTCCTTGAGGCCTTCACTGCCTTGCTTCGCAGATTCAGCGCCAGCGCGGAACACGCTATTCAGATCATCTGCTTTATCTACGGCACCGGCCGCCGCCTGGCCGAGTTTATCCAGTTCGTTGCTGGCTGTTTTCAGGTCAGAAACATCGGCCCGCAAAGTAATCGAGGCGATCTGGTCTGTCATTATTTCGTCTCCTTATGCATTACCTTGAGAGCCTCGCTTTCCATAATTTGAAGGTCAGCCATGCAGGCCGCCGCATCCTCAACCCCGTGTAACTCGAAGAACCAGGGGAGAACGTTGTAATCAAGGCCGGTCGCCCCGCTCGCGCCGACTCGCCACTGTGTCGCCAGGGAAGAGAAGATGGTGAAGGACCTCCACACCGAGGGCAGGATCCCCACCTCTTCCTCCACGTCCTCAGGCGTCAAACCAAAAGCGCTCAGCTCCGCGAGCGTCGGTCCCGGCGTATACAATGCTGCGGCGACCTGCCTCAGTTTTTTTCGCGGATTCCCATCAGCTCTTTGGTGTATGCCAGACCGATGCTGTCGAACGCGCGTGGATAGTTCCGCAGAAGGACAATAACGTTTTCGCGGTTGAACTCATCTGGAAGGGCCCACCCCTCGACAATTTCCATGAGGTAGTCGGCCTGCGGCTCGATAGCATCCTTTTTACCTTCGGCGGCCTTTTGCAGCTTCTCGTCCATGGAGCGCAGATCTTCCAGCGTCTTATGGCGGAAAGTGAACGTCAGCTTGCCGTCTTCGGCGCCAGCGCGCGGAATGCTCGCGGTCACAGAAAAAGTTGGGTTGGGGATCAGGGAAAATTTGGTCATTTCGATTCCTAAGAAAGACTTTGGTTTCAGTAGCGAAGAAAGCCCGGCGTACCGGGCTCGAGTGGTTAGCTGACCGTGACGGTGCAAGCAGCAGAGGTGATAGTTTTGCCCGCCGCGTCAGTGACTTCGCAGGTGTAAGAGCCAGCATCACCGGATGCCACAGATGGAATGTTGAACGTCGAGGCGGTTTTGCCAGGAATGGCGGAGCTTCCTTTCTTCCACACGTAGGTGTAAGGAGCCGAGCCGCCTTGCATAACCACAGCCAGGTCCAGCGCCGAGCCAGTAGAGACCGATTTGGTTGCCGGCAGGTCAGTCAGGAACGCCAGCGGCGTAACGGATGAATCGGCGATCGGGTAAATCTGCATATCCGATTCGAAGTTCATACGCGCTTCGTTGCTCTCCACGGCGTTGATTTCGGTCTTAGGCACCTTCTGGAAAGACACTTTGGCAGAGTAATAACGGTCCGCTTTGCCGCGCGGGTTATGGAACCACACAGCAGTGGTGTCGCTGGATTCGTCAAGTTCACTCAGACGCTTGTAAATTGCCAGCAGCGGATCGTGCGCGAAGGTGTAGACCTGCACCACGGCGTTTTTGAAGGTCGGGATGGTACGGGCCTTATCGTCTTCCAGGAACTGCACGCTGATGGTCTGCTGGTCACCACCCTCAGTGGAAAGGGTCATCACCTGCGGCATCGTGATCCACGTGTCGATTTTACGCAACGTGCCCGCGCCAGTGCCTGCCGGGAATTTGGTGGTGTCAGAAGTATCGAACGAATCCAGCACGATTTTGGTACCGGCTACGGATTTAACGCGCAGCACCATATTATCGAGTTTTAGCCAGCCGGAGCTCACCTGCACTACATCGCCCGCCAGGATGCCAGCGGCAGATGCAACAGTCAGTTCGCATTCAGTAGCGTTAGAGGCAGCGGTAAAGGTGATGGGAGCCTGATAGGCCTTGGCCACGTTCACACGCGAGCCGTTAGGGATTGCGAATGCCATAGCACTCTCCTGAATTTAGGTAATAAAAAACCCGCCGGGCGGCGGGTCAGTAATCAGCGCGGTACTGCATGCTGACAGGGGTGGTGTAGGTGATAGAGCCGGTAGTGCCGTTGGGTGATGATGTGGGGCGATCCTGTATAGGTTGGCGCACCTGCGGCGGGCCATTGATATAAACGGTCAGGTCACCATCCACCAGCGGCAGCCCTTCAGGAAAAGCATCTGCGACAGACTTTGTCAGCCCTCTGGCCAGAGTCACGCCGCTACCTGCTGGTGCAATGATATTGAGCTGGAGAATGCCCTGGTATGTACGCAACTGACCTTCCAGGTCCTGCCCCACGGTTTGCGCAGGTAGGACATAAACGCGCCCGTAAGGGGCATCATCAGGCGGGGTAAAAGCGATGTTAGGCCAGGCGATCGGCAATCCGAGCGACTCAGCGATAATCGCCACCCGGCTCTCCAGCAATTCAGCAATTCGCATGGACTGGTCACCGGCCATTGCGCACCTCGTTCATTGCCTCGCGGAAGTATTGGGCTGCATCCAATGCGGTCAACCCGACCATACCGCCGGGCGCCTGGTTTGAATGTCCGTTCTCCAGTGCCTGGGCATATGGCAGGTTGTTAGTGAAGTAAATCGTGCTCACTTGCCCTACTCTGAACACCTCAAGCACCGCCAGACCGCGGAAGTTGGAACCCTGCCCCGAAGCGTCCGGGGTATCGTTCGTCTCTGTTGGCTGGCTATCGAACCCGACATACCAGTTGTTCTTGAACCGACCACCGACATAACCCTCAGGCTTTTTGATGTCCATCGAGTCGTTTACACGCAAACCGCGCTTTAGTCGTCCCGATTTGGTCAGGTTGGCAGGATCATCGCGAAGGGCAGCATTATGTTCACGCACTGCAGTGTTATAAGCAGAGGCCGTTTGGTTCACTTGCCAGGTCTCCGGCTGCCCGACTGGTGACATCTCCACCAACCTACCCAGGATTTTGATACCCGTCCGGCGCACCGCCTCGTCAATCTCCTGCTTTGACCCATCAACGAACAGCTGAATAGCAGCCAGGAACGGCTGATTTACGGAACTGGTCATATCAGGTCCTTAGCTGGATGTTATAGGAGATCAACACGTCTGCCGGCTTAACCGGATTCGGCTGTACCACGCGCCACTTTTGGCCGTCGATATCAATGATGTCACCGATGCGCACCTCAGTTTCAAACGTGGCCGCCAGCTTCTTATCGCCTGTAGCAATCAGAGAGCCGTCGATTTCACGAGTGGAGTATTCAGTGATAACGCCAGTAACGGTCGCGATAACAGGCTCGGTGGTAATCTCTTTCCCGTACTGATCGCGGGTGGTGGTACCGCCTCGGGTCAGTTGGTAGGATTTGCCGTTATCCTTCAGGAGCCGCGTTGCCGTAGCGCGCATGCGGCGATAGTCGATTGCCATGCTACCCCCTTTCGACCCGGACCTGGTTGCCGCCCACTACAAGCCCGCGCAGTGCGGAATAGAACCATGGGAATGACGGAGAAGCTTTATTCGTTCCCGGCTCATACTGGACTGTTACCGCACCCTCGACGCGCTCCATCGTCACCGCCCCACCGCCAGCGACC